AAAGATACTGTAACTGGCACTACTGGCGGTGCTATGGTTGCGATGGTACAACCAGTAATACAATATATTCCTGTGCCTGTTCCTGGTCCAGAGCGTGTTGAATATGTGCCAGCAAATTCATTTGTTGCCGCTGAAACTGGTAATCAAATGCGTTATCTTCGGTATTTGTCCTAAATATCAAAAGGTAGGTAGATAGAATGGCAGCAGGAACATCCACACCACAAGAGGCAGGGCAAGGTCCATCAGTATTAAATATTGCTGCGTCTATTGGTGCGAAGATTCGTGATGCTGCAGAAGATGCTAAAGAGCAAAGAGAAAAAGCAGCTGAGAAGGGGGAGACACCTAAGAAAGGGTCGCTGTTTAAATCTTCATTAGCAAATCAATTCAACCCAATCAAATCTAAGAAAGCTAAATCAAATTGGGCAAAGCAATTTGATTGGAATAAAAAATCTGATAGTGACCAGCAAGTTAAACCACCTACGGGAGGTGATGGTGGAGGAGAGGGCAAAGCAAAACTAAAAGAGTTTATTGCTGGTGGATTCACTGCTATTCTAAAAGATACCAGTCTCATGGTATCAAAATTAGATGGCGTCAAGTCTTTGGCAGGAGAAAATTTAGGAGAAGTTACCAGAGCGTCAAGCACTTTAACTGTTATAAAAGATAGTATTGATGCACAAACTGAATTAAGAAGGAAAGCATTAGAAGAAGCTAAATTTGCCAGAGCAGAAAAGAAATTAGAAAAAACTACAGATTCTGCTGGTGTTTCTGGACCCACTGAAGTTGATCCTGCAAATGATGCTGAGGGTGGTGCTGGTGGTGCAGGCGGCGGTGGTCTATTTGATATGTTATTGGGTGGATTGGAAGGTGTAGAAAGCTTTATGCAGATTCGCAATCTGCTTGGTGCTGGGAAAGGTGCTGGAAATGCAGCTGGTATTGGTGGTGCTGGTGCAGCAGCAATTGTGGGTGGTGTTGGACTCGCTATGTCCGCTGGCGGCGAAGGCATGTTTCAGCTTGGTAAAATGGGCGACCAGTCATTGAAAGATAGAAGAAAATCAATTGATGAGAAAAAAGCAAGGGGAGAAAATACTTTCTTAGATGAAGCACTTCAGGTTGGACAAACTGGAGTTGGTGAAATAGGAAAAACACTTGGCGTTGCTATGGATGTGGGGGGAGCTCCATTTAGATATGCTATTGAAGCACTTAGAAATCCTTTCTTAAGTCCAGAACAAAAAGAAGAGCAAGCATATAATCTTGCTAAGATGGACACTCGTATTAGAGAACACTCTCGTGGGTGGATGAATCGTATTGATTTTATGAATGTTATTCCAGACCAAAAAGGTGGGTTTGGAAATATCTATGGCAATGAATCTGCTACGAAAGAAATGGCGGGCAAGATGTCTGAAGGTGGTATAGTTCCATCAGCAGTGCCACTGTCTAAGGGTGGACTAGCACCAGGACTATATGATAATCCAACCAAAGGAATGTTATCTCCTGGTCAAAGTGTTATACCATTGAATCGCAGTGAAGGCAAGGAAATGTTTGGTAAGTCAGCAGCAACCAATCCTGGTGACACTGCTATCGATACTGTTGGTGCTATGATTCTCGGTGTCTCTGCTGGGATGTTAGGTAAGACAGACAGCGGCACAGTTGGCGACCAAGTAAAACAAAACATCAGAAAAGCATCGAAAGAATTTGGTATCTCTAATCTAACATTCACTTCTGCTATTGGTAATGCACAGTTTGGTAAGGTTCAACCAGATAAAGACGCTAAGGATTTCATGACATCTCTATTTGATGGGATAAAAATTGCAGGTGGTAAAGGAAAAGGGGGAAGTGGAAAGAGCACAACTCCCCCTGGTTCTGGTAGTGTAGCATCTTCAGCAACAGCCGCTGTAGGACAAACAGCGCAACAAGCTGATGCAGACATGGATGCTGCAGATGCAGTGTTAACTAAAGCGGGAGTACCAAATGCAATCGTGGGCACTCCTGGCGTAGCGGGTGATAGTGTTTCACAACCTTGGTGTGCTCAATGGGTTGCCACACAGTTATCAAAATCCAATTACAAACCACCTAATTCCGCTTGGGCTGATGCCTATAGATCAGATAAAGCTAGTAAGTTGGCAGGTACACCAGCATGGGGAACAAAAGTTGACGCAAAAGATGCCCAACCCGATGATGTTATTGTATTTGATTATGATAATAATGATGAAGCGAATCATGTTGCAATTGTAACCAAAAATGAAAATGGAATCATAACTTATGTTGGCGGAAATCAAGGTGGCACAAGAAATTCCCTAACAAATAAAGTAACAGAAAATACTATTCCTGTTGGTCATAAAGATATAATGATGATATCAAGACCAACAGAGTTGTTAAGTACTCCACCAACTCCCGCTATATCATCTTCAAGAGGAGCAGCTGCCGTTGCCCCTGCGGTTGCTGCATTACCAGATCCAAGTGTCCAACGAGTTGCTCAACGTGGAATGATAAGTAAAGCACAATCTGGAATGACTGGTAAACAAGAGCCAGCATGGTGGGATATAAAAGGAAGAGTTGATAGTTGGTTAAATAATGCTAGGGACAATGCAACAATAAATGGTAATAAATTTGGTGGTAATAGATACCAACAACAGATGAAAGAGCTGGGAATGGCGAGTGGTGGTACATCCAGTCGCCAAAAACAAAATCAAGAGAACGCCAGGAAAGCAAGGCAAGCAGCAGCCAAACGAAAAGCAGATGCAGCAGCAGCACAACGATCAAGATTGGGTGTGCAAAAAGTGGATGGTAGATGGGTTAATATGGGTGTAAGTGATCAAGCAGTTGGCAGTAATCCATGGTGGCGAGTTTGGGGTAAGAAGGAAGCAACAGCAGAAAGAAAAGCAAAGCAAGAAGCACTAGCAAAAAATCTTGCAGCGAGGTTAAATAAAGAACAAGGAATCAAACCTTACAAACCAAAACCAGCTCCACGAAAACCACCAGAAACTGGCGGGGGCACCAGACCACGAGCAGATTCATCTTCTAGTTCTTCTAGCACCGCAGTTGTAATGCCACCTGCTCAACCATCAGGAGCATCTGCTACTGCTGAAGGATCATTTGGATCTGCTATTCCATCAGCAAAAACCAGTGCTATGATATTTGCTGACTTTTTATATCCAGACTTAGTGTAAAACAATGGCGCAAAATTCCAGACAGTTTACAGTAGACTCTATAATTCTCACTTCAGTTGATAATAAAAGTTATGATATAACTTTAGTTGTATTAGAGTTTTCTATCTATGAAAGTATAAACAATCCTTATATATTAGGAGAGATTATTATAGAAGATACCACTGCAAATCTTCTTGCTAATTTACCTATACAGGGCAGAGAAACTATTGATTTTAATATCAAAACAGAAACTTTTTCTACAAAAGTATACAAGTATTCTTTGTCTGTCTCTGGTATAGATGTAAGAACTATTTCTGGCAGGCAGCAAGTTTATAAATTAAATCTTATGAGTTATACTGGAATGGTAAATGAGGGAATAAGAATTTCTGGTGTATTGAGTGGATCTAACGATAAAATTGTTGGGGATATCTTAAAAGATATATTAAAGACAAACAAAAAATACGATGGTGAGCTAGCACAGTTTGAACAGAAGTGGTTGCCAAGTTTAAAGAGACCGTTTGATTTCATTTATCAATTAGCACCTATTACAATTTCATCTGCAGCGACAGCATCTACTAAAGGCACATCAGAATCAAAGGAAAAAGCAACAGCTGATGGGAAAACTTCTTTGAATACAGAAAATCTTTCTAAGTTATCTGGCACAGCAGGTTATCTTTTCTTTGAAACGCATGACGCATATGTTTTTAAATCATTAGATAAGTTAGCATCTTCTGGTGATGGTAGTGATACTTATGGAGGTGACGGCACAAAATACACATACAAGTATGGTATAGTAAACACTGAAGGATCTGAAGCAGAGGCACCGCTAAAAATTTTAGAATATACTTTTGGAAATGAGATAGACATTCTGAAACAATTAAGACAAGGACTATATTCCACTGTTTGTATATTCTTTGATGTTAATACATGTGAGTATGAAGAAAATATTTACAAGGTGGAAGATACTTATGCTCAAATGTCTCACTTAGGATCCGCTACTAAAATCCCATCAGGTCAAAAGAAATTAGCTGGTTATGCAACTCGTGTCATGACTCAAATGATTAATCATGAATTGTTTCATGATGATCCAGAATCTGCTGCAACTGATAAGGCTACCTATAAAGATGTTTATAAGTATTCTATTGCTCAATCAAATGCAAGATATAAATTAGCTTCAAATCAACAACTAAATATTGTAGTCCCACCGAATCTTACCATAAGGGCTGGTGATAAATTGGAATTGCTGTTTCCTAATATGACTGATGATAACAACAGAAAAACTAATCCTTATGATGAAGAACACAGCGGTAACTATTTAATAAAAAATATAGGATATAACTTTATTATGCGAGGTGCTCAACCCATGACTGGCACAACAAATATTACTCTTATAAGAGATTCTTTTGGAAGAAAAAATACAGCAAGTAAAATAAAATAGCATGGAAAATATTAACAAACATATAGAGCACGATAAGAAAATTTTGGATGATCCTTTGATATCTTCTCAGGCTAGACGCCATGTAGAAGATGAGTTAGGCTCACTGGAGAGATATCATGCTAGACATCCAGAAGATGAGCATGATCCAACTTCATTAGAATTATTCTGTGACGATAATCCAGGCGCAGTAGAATGTAAGATTTATGATGATTGATCATGGCATTTGAAAGTTACGGTAACAGACCAACCAACTTTGTAGGTAAAGATGGTTTCCGCTGGTGGGTGGGGCAAGTAGAAAAAAAAGATGATAACGTAAAAAATTCTAATCGTTATAAAGTTAGAATTGTTGGTCATCATCTTGCTGACTGTGAGAGTCAGAGCACCGATGCATTGCCATGGGCAAATACCGTAGCACCAACTACTAGTCCATTTAGTGCCAGCAGTGGTGTTACTACTGGATTAGCCCATGGTGATTGGGTTATTGGATTCTATATGGATTCTGATATGGCACAACAACCATATATTCTTGGGAGTATTGGAGCAATTAGAAATGCTAGGTCAGAGGACTCTCCCGCAATTTCAAAATTCTTACAGGCAAATCAAGAAGGATGCAGAGCATTTAAAAATTTTGCGCCTGGTCCTACTGCGGGATCACCTTATGTTGTAGTGCCATTAAATAAAGCAGAGCTGACAGCAGCAGCAGCAGGTCAAGTAGCAGCTGCCGCAGCTCCTCCTGGCACTGCAACTAATCCAGAGAAGGGTTTCGGTCAACCTCCAGCAGTGGCATATTTACAGTGTCCTGGTAGTGCAATGAATGAAGCTGCAATGAAATGCAGTATTATATCACAAGCAAACTGTCCTACTGGCAAGACAGCTTCAATGCTTGAGATAGTATTATCAGAAATGTTTAAAGCAATTTCTGAATCTGGAGGACAGGTTGGTAGTTATCTTACCAGTAAAGTAACTGGTTATGCACGCGATGCAGAATCATTTATCATGGGATATGTGAATAAGATAATGGCAATTATCTTCCAGGGTTACAGTTGGGTAAAAGGAAAATTATATAATCTAATACAACAAGGAGTGCAGTATTTAATTACTACACTATTAAGTTTAGTTTCTGATAAAGGTAAACCAAAAGATGCTAAACCACCATATGATCCAAAAAAACCAGAAAAAATTCTTGATCAGATTCAAAAATTTTTGGAAGATGAATTAAAAAAAATTGGATGCACAATTGAGAGTTTATATGATAAGATACTTGCTTTTCTAACAGATTTTATTTTTGGTTTAGTAGATAAATTTTGGTCTGAAGCTCTTTGTGGAATTGAAGCAATGGTCAATTCTTTAATGAATGCATTGCAAAATTTTATTAATGATGCAATCAATGCAATATTAGAACCACTACTTAGTATTCTTGATTCAGTTGCTGGTCCAATTAATGATATCTTTAGCACGATATCAGATATCATGAATTTCTTGGGTATTAATTGCACAGGACTACCAGCAGAGTGTAAGAAACCGATTCAAGACTGTGGAGAGGGTCCAAAAACTAAGGCAAAAGGACTTGCAGATGATTTAGATAAATTACTTGCTGCCATTTCTGCAGATACAATGCCATCTCCAGGAATTGCTTCTTGTGATGATGCATTGAAACCAGTAACACCAGTAATAAATGTGGCAATTAGTGGCGGCACGCCTAAACCAACCCCCAAACCGAAACCTGATGATGGTGACGATGATGAAGACGCTGATGAAGACGATGATACTCCAACATTAAAGATTTTAATAGATCCTGTTAGTGCAGTAAAAAATGTTGGTGAATCTTACACATTCACTGTTGTGGCTGTAACATCAAATGGCAGTGCTATTAATTATCAATGGCAAAAATTAGATTCTACTTCACCCGTTGCTGAATCTAGTTGGAGTAATATTTCTGGGGCAAACTCAACATCTTTTACAATTAGTTCTATTGTATTAACAGATGATAGTGATTCCTATCGTTGTGTTTGTAGCTCAAGCACAACCACTCCATCTTCAGTAACGTCTTTAGATGCATTTATTTACGTAAATCCAGTTAGTACTCCTCCTGTTGGATTGCCCGTTAATTATTTCCAAACAGGATATGGTAATTTGAATTTTACTTCCTCTCCTAATATTTCTACTCTGCTTTCTGGTATCTTGAGTGCAAAGTATGATAATGGTGGCACCACTAGTCCTAGCACACCAGTAATTAATATAACTGGTACAGCAATAGCAATTTATACACCAGTAAACACTCTGCCAATAGGATCCTCTGGTATTGAATATTTTCTTTCTGCCTCTCCTCTTTTAGTAAATCCAGGTGATACTGTAACCCTGACATTAACCACAAAAAATGTTCCTAATGGCACTAGCGTGGATTATTATATTTTTGGACCTAATTTAAAACTCTCTGATGTATCAAATAATAGTTTACTTGGTAATTTTGTAGTGTCAAACAATACAGCAAAATCTCTGATTACCTTCAGTGATCCAGTCAGCTTCTCTCAAACAGAATTAATTTTTGCTGCTTTAAAAAATGGAGGTGCTGCTACTCAATTTGCAGTTAATGGTAGTCCACAAAAGAAAATACCTCCTATAGTAAATCTTCCTCAAACTCCACCTATAGCATGTCCACCCGTTGTGTCATCCACTGGACAAATTATTAGCATACCAATTTGTAATCCTGGCACACCTTATCTTGCACCTCCAGCAATTTATATTCAAGGCAATGGTATTGGTTATGGTGCTTCAGCTGTAGCAGATTTAGATGACGATGGATTTGTACGACAAATTAGAGTTGTTCGTCCTGGTAGAGGTTACCCACCAAATCCACCCGAAGATTTAGATTGTATTGTAACAGGATTTACAATTATCAAACCAGGATTTGGATATGATGTGCCGCCTGCTGTATTTGTTGATGATGATGATACAGTTGCAGAAGCAGTTATCACTAATGGTGTTGTCTCTGAAATAAAAATGATTGATAAATCAAAAACTTTTGCAGATAATCCACAAATTACAATTATTTCTACGTCCCGAGGTATTGGTGCAGTTGCTATAGCAAACATCACTTGCTTAGATAAGCAAGATGTAAGGCAACTTGCTGAAATTGTTGGACCAACACCAGTTGGTGAATATATTGATTGCCCGTAGGAGAAAATAAATGAGCGAGAAGTTATACGGAGATCCTAACGCAACGCCAACACCAATTGGAGATTCTATTTTTGCTAAACCAGGCGAAAACTATTGGAAAGACACTAAAGGACTTGCTCCTTTGGAGGCATGTCAAGTTAGTTTGATTCCGCCATCATCTAACGTTACTATAACCAAAAATGTTATATCTTTTACGGCAGAAAATCCGCAAGGTGACAGTAGTTTTGGGACAATAACTAGCACTGGATCTCATATTGCTGTTGATGAAAAGGGCACAGTAAAAATCAAAGCATCTAGTCCAGTTGCCGAAGACTTAACGTGTGGTAGAATTGAGGTTGAGTCTCAAACAAACACTAGATTAAATGTAGGCACATCCCTTACTATTAATGTTAATACTAGTGGCAAACATGATGAAAAAAATCCTGTTAGTAATTCTAGCACACAAACTGTAGATGACAAGAGATATCCTGCATTTTCTATTAATGTAAGTAACGGTGGATTAGATATCGAGTGTGCTGACGGCGACATACATTTTAGTGGTAAAAATATTGTATTTAATGCAGCAGAAACTTTAAGTTTAAATGCTACCAGAGCGGTAAATATTCTTTCTGGTTTTGATGCAACGGAAGTCTTTGCTAAAGCAGCTGCGGGATTATTTGGGTTTGAGTTACCTGCATCAGGTGGTGGCGAAGTCGTTATTAAAGCAGGCAAATTTGTTAATGATTGTAATGTGATTGAAACATCATCATCTAAGTCTAGCGAAAAAGTTGGTGGAGCAAAGATTCAGGAAACTGGATCTTCGATGGGCACAACCGCTCTCAGAAATGCTGGTGATTTAAATCTTAGCACTTCTGGTAATGTTTTCTTGGCAGCTGGGCAAAAAATGCGTATCGAAGCTCAAGGCATGGTTGCAAATACCACTGGACCTGCCGTACCTCCTATATGGGGTACTTCTCAACTAGAAGCGTTAGCTATAGCAGTAAATAAAAAAAATACTCCATTAGATACTGCACTGTTAATTGAAGTAGACAATGGAGATGCTCTAACAAAAGTTTCTGGTATTGGTGATTATGGTGTTGCTACAGAAACGGGATTAGTTGGACTTTTAGCTGGTGCTGGAAAGACAGCTAGTTATACTGGTAATCCAGGAGATATTGTATTAAAATCATACCAAGGAAATCTGTTAGGCGATGCAAAAATGGAAGCATCAATAATTGGTCAAACTATTGCTGGAGCTGGTATTGGAATTCCAGGCAATACTCCAGATGTTGTTGCTGTATTTGCTCCTGGTTTTGGATATGACTCTAAAACTGGTGGTGCTACTATGAAGACCACAAAGGGTATAGCATCTGTACTTGGTAAACTGCAAGTTGGAATAGGTATTGGCGAAACACCTGGAGCATCTCAAAACTTCCTGGCATTTAATCCAGCTGGAATTATTTCTAACATTAATGGTCCTAGTACGATTGATATTAAAGGTGCTCTTACTACTAAAATTACTGGAGCAAATACATTTAAAGTAACTGGCGCAAACATTGCTGACGTGACTGGTTTAGTAGCAAGTAAATCACAAACTGGCGTTACAATTGAAAGTCCAGGAAACATCATTATCAAGTCATCGGGCACGATTGATATGACTGCGCCAGGAATCATTACCATCAGGGGTGGTACAATCAAACTAAATTAGAAAATCGAAAATTGACCTCTGGTTACCAAAAGGTCGCAAAAAAAATCTCGGCAAAAAATTGCTCAAAAAAGTCGAGTCACCCCTTGACAGACCCAGAACATCCTGCTATACTACATACATACACAGAGGAGACACTCCAAATGCTCAATTATGGTGATGACGGTCAAGTGCAAGAAATTGACTGTGATGACGTACAAGATACAATTGATACTATTCTTGAATATGTAGAAAATCGCTTTGAATCTCTTGATAAAGAGGGAAATCGTGATGCTGACATTTATGCACTTTGCCAAGAGTTTCATGAATGGGGTAGTGCAGAAGATGGTGACGAAATTGGATATCTTTTTCTTCCTCGCTTAGCAGAAAAATGATTTCTAACGAGCAGGTAATTGGCAAAATCACAACAGATTTATATAATAAAAAAATAATTCTTCATGGAGATGATAATACTACTGTTGTCTTAAAATGCTCTACTATTAATGAGTTTTGTGAGTTACTTGATAAGTGTAAAAAACTACTAAAGACAGATATTGTTATTTGTCGATAGTTTCTTGGGAGCATGGTGGAATCGGTAGACACACCAGACTTAAAATCTGTTGGGCATTGCCCGTGGGAGTTCAAGTCTCCCTGCTCCTATTTCTGGTAAATTAATATGATTAACATTTATGATAATTTTATTGAATCAGAAGAATGTATAGAGTTTTATAATTATTGTTTATCTTCCTCATATCACTATGGTGAAGTAGACGATTATGGGTTGCCACCAACAGGAATGGTTTCTGAGTTATCAATTGATAATTATTGGTATAAGTATTTTACTTTATGCATTAAAGAAAAGTGTAAAATAGATAATTTACCACATAGAGCATATATAAACTTATTTTTTCCACATGAAATACCATATTATCATATAGATGGTGATGGCATTACATTTCTTTATTACCCCAATCTTGAGTGGAAATTGAATAATGGAGGCGAAACCCAATTTTTTATTAATAATGAAATAAAAGGTATACCCCCTATTCCTAATAGAGCAATTATATTTGCAGGTAATATATTACACCGTGCCACCTCGTTTAGAGATACAGCTAGATTTACACTTGCAATTAAATATTCCAACTAAATATCATGTAGTGGGAATGTTATGAAATACACACTCTCTCAAGCATATTGCTTTTATATGGGTGAGGTTGTGCGTATGTATTTTATCCAAGGTCTTCCATATACATTTGATGAATTACCTCAAATTATACAAGATCATCCTGCTGTGCAAACAGAAGCATTAAATCATCGTGATTATGATGACGAAGATTTGTTTAAAACTTCTAATTATTTAATGATGGAAGAAATGCATCCGTTAATGTTTGATATAGAAGTAGAAAACCCAGAATTACTTCCACAAGATGACTAGTGCCTGATTAGCTCAGTGGTAGAGCACTCGCCTTGTAAGCGAGCGGTCGTCAGTTCAAGTCTGACATTAGGCTTCCGTGTGAAGGAAGACGCAGAAACCTGGAGACCCCTCCAGGTTTTTTTGTATAAATAACACAGAAGAAAGACCATAATTAGGGTAACTGAGGAACATGCCATTAACCAAATTAGATAATTTAATTTCCAGTAAAACTGGAAGATATCTATACGTTTCACCTGATGATTTTAATGCTTCTGATGCTTTAGACAATAGAGGCAATTCCCCAACCAGACCATTCCTCACAATTCAAAGAGCATTCTTAGAAGTTGCTAGATTTTCGTATGTTCCTGGAGCAGAAAATGATCGATTTGATCAATTTTCGATCATGTTGTTTCCAGGTAATCATTATATTGATAATCGTCCTGGTATTTTAAACGCAGATGAAATTGTTCCTTTTGCGTTTAATCAGGCAACTCAAGAATGGGAAGACAACTCTATTGTTGATCTAAGAAATCCTAACAATATTCTTTACAAGTTTAATGGTCCTAATGGCGGTGCCACGATTCCTAGAGGCACTTCTCTTATTGGTATGGACCTTCGTAGAACTCGTCTACATCCTCTATATGTGCCCGATCCTGCAGATAAAGATGTTGGGCGCACCACAATGTTTAATGTAACTGGTGGTTGCTATTTCTGGCAATTTACTATTCTTGATGGTGATACTGAGCCTAATTCGCCCTTATATGATTCTCAGGCAGGAATTGGTAAAGTATATTCACAACCAAATTCTACTGTAACTCAGGTACCATATTATTCACACCATAAAATTTGTAATTTTGAATTTGCTGATAGAAACGATCTAGGTCTACTTTATAGAAAAATTGCTAAGGCATTCTCATTATATCAACCAACAATTGATGATCCTGGAGAATTTACACAGAGACCTCAAGAGAATAGAATCGTTGGTCCTTTGCAAGATGCTATTCGTATTGATTCGATTGTAGTTAATAATGTTGTTGGCACTACAGCACTTGATGTTACTGTTAAAACTAAGACAAATCATGGTTTTTATGTGGGGCAAGCAGTTGCTATAAGTAATCTTCGTTCTACGTTACCAGCTGGTGCAGCAGCTCCAATTCCTCTTTCTAATGATCCTCTTACTGGTGTATTCTCTGTTAGAGGAATTAGCACTTTAGATGCAAAAGAATTTACATATAGAGTAGAAGGTAAAAATGCCGCTGCTGTGGGTTTGGGAGATAAAATTGCACAACCAATCACACCACCAGACCTAGATACAAACGCTATTGTGCAAGCAGAAATAGATTCAGTAGAATCTGCTTCGCCATATGTTTTTAACGTTTCTATTCGCTCTACGTGGGGTATCTGCGGTATTCACGCTGATGGTAGCAAGGCGACTGGTTTTAAATCAATGGTTATCGCTCAATATACGGGTGTTTCATTACAGAGAGATGACCGTGCGTTTATTCGTTATGATGAATTTAGTAATACATGGAATCAAGCACCTTTAACTGATGCATTTGCAACCACTCCTTATCATGCTAAGGGCGATGCATTTTGGAAGGATGATTGGAGAAACTTCCATGTCAAAGCATCTAATGATTCTTTTATCCAAAACGTTTCGATCTTTGCTGTAGGTTTTGCTGACCACTTCCTGATGGAAAGTGGTGGTGATATGTCAATCACCAACTCTAACTCTAACTTTGGTAATACCTCTCTACATGCTATTGGTTACAAAGGTTATGCGTTTACTCAGGATCAAGGTGGATATATTTCTCATATTATTCCACCTAAAAAAGTAACTACTACAACCAAAAAATTACAATATTATACTTTCAATCAATTTAAAACCAGATCGACAAATGCCCAAGAATTTGATGGTCCAGGAGGTACATCATCAATTACAACCAAAATTTATTTGGGTCATGATACTGCTACAGATCCACTTATTAAACCAGCTACAGTTGTCAATGGATTTAGAATTGGTGGCAAAGCAAACGATAAAATTTATGTAAAATTAGATCCTGCAGTTAATTTTACGGGATCAATTCGTAGTGCAGAAATTTCACCATCTGGATATAGAAAGTGGAATGTTGCAATGTCAACATTAAATCCAACTGTATCTACTGGAGTAGATAATAATGACCAAGATGCTGCTAATTTAATTGACCTTAATAGAGATTTTATTGCTGCAGAATCATATGGGTTTATCACTCGTAAATATCCATACTTATTAACGAAAGATATTAGTATCACTAAATGTAGACGCGATGTTGGATATATTTTGGAAGCAGTTGCAAATGATCTTCGTGTAGGTGGTAACGTTAACAGTCTGCAAGCAGGACAATCATATTATGTTGGTAATCAATTAGATTATATTGATGGTGAAAAAGAAGAAACTTTAGAAGGTTTTAATTATGCTCGAAGTCTTGCTGTTGCAGCAATGCGTAATTGGAATTTTTATATTAAACATTGCTCCACTTTTATTAATCAAGCAACAGTAACGGTGCCTAGTGGAATTACCACAATTGGTATTGTTGAAGGCATGAAGGTAACTGCTACAGTTATTGCAGGACAAACAAATCCAATTCCTGCGGGAAGTTATGTAAGAAAAATTATCAGCACTACTCAGTTTACACTTGGTAATACAAATGATACTGATGATGTCAATGCTACCGCTACCATTACAGCAACTGGTCCTGCGGCAGGCGGCGTCAGACTTAACTTTGAATTAACTCAGGGTAAGTTTGCTACTTCATCTGGTAGAAATTTAGATGCTGGTAATCTTATCAATCTTAACAAAGAGTTTATTGCACAAGAAGCACTTAATCTTGCTAAAGCACAATATCCAACAACTTCAGTGCCAAACGATGATAAATGTAAAAGAGATATTAAATATATTCTAGATGGAGTTGTACAAGATCTTGGCAACTTTGGTAATTCTGGTATTGTAACGGCAACAGAAAGATATATTGATGCTGCAGAGCGTTATTCTATTTCAAAGAATTTAATTCTTGCAAATAAAAGAGAAATTGTTGATAAAGCAGCTGCTAAACTTGCAATCGATTATCCTGATTTTTACTATGGTGGACCTGGATTTACAAATGGTGGCGATGCACAAACTAATGTGTATTCAAGATATAAAGATTCTTACCGTTTAATCCAGCAAAATAAGCAACATATTGTTGATAAAGCAGCAGCACAGATTGCGATCAGTCATCCAGATTTCTACTATCCTGGAGATGCTCAAACAACTGCTGTATCTAGATTTAAGGATGGTTATCGACTAATTCAACAAAACAAAACAGAAATTATTGATACTGCTTTTGCTGCAATTGCTCCTGCGTTTCCAACTTTTGTCATCAACCCAACAAATACAGCTAAGTGTAAGAGAGATATTGGTATCTTCGTCGATTCTGTATCTCTAGACATCGCTCAAGGCGGCGGCAACGTATATACTCGTCAATTTATCTTACAATATTTTAATAACGGCGCTCCTATTTCAAATGGTCTGGTAGGAGAAGTGCAGGAATCGATTGCTGCTTTTAATAAGGCAAGAGATGAGATGAAAAAAGCGGTTGCTAACCAACTGACAATCAAAGATCTTACAATTACTGCAGATCCAACACCTGGATCTGGATCTGTATCAAATACAAATCCTAACTCCTGTGCTAATGTTCAACTAGCTATTACCAATTTATCTCTAATTGTTACTAGCGTAATCAATGCTGGCAATACAAATTCTCTTCCTACTGAAACGGTATCAACTACTGTTCCAGCTGGTGAAGCAAAATGCAAAAGAGATATTGGCATGTTTATAGATGCAGTCTCTACTGATTTAACTACATTAGGAAATTCTTACTCTATTGATTTTATTCGTCAATATTTTATTGCAAATAAAGTAAACGGTAAAATTTTAACATTTACTAAAACTGCAGGCACAACTCTATCAACAAAAGCAAATAAAACCTATAGTGGTGTTGCAACTACAACTACATCCTCTGGATCTAATGCTACATTTACTGTAGCTAGAGGAGCTAGTGGTGCTATTTCAACAGTCACTATTTCAAATGGGGGTTATAGGTATGCTGTTGGAAATACCTTAACTATTCCTGGCGGATCTATTGGCGGCACAAATATTGTAGACGACGTAATTGTAACAGTATCTACAGTTGAGCAAGCATGGATTAATGCAGGACTTCAAAATGAAGAAGATCAATCCATTACTGGATTTACTGCTGCGATTGCCGAGATGAAGAAAGCAATCACAAACCAATTATTTACAAAAGATCTGACAATTACAGGTGATCCTAATCCAGGTGCTGTTGAATCTGGTGTTAGCGTATTTGGCACTTCAGGCAATACTACTAATAATACTGATACTCAATCTTGTGCTAACGTAAAACAAACTTTAGATACTCTCGGAAGTCTTATTTTTGCAAGAATTCGACAAGGCGATCTTGTAACGGCAACTCAACAAAATCCAGCACTACCAATTATCAATTATGGTAGTGCTCCTATATTCCAAGAAAAATGTAAGAGAGATATTGGAATTGTTGTTGATGCTATTGCAGAGGACTTAGCAATAGGTGCAAACTACAATATTATTACTGCAACTAAATCATATTTTGATAGCACTGGTAATACTTTAATTAATAATGGATTAGCAGGCGAGATTACTCAGTCAGTTACTGCATTTGAAGAAGCAAGAAATTTATGCTTCAAAGCAGTAACTAATCAATTAAATGTAAGAGATCTTGAAATTCCTGAGGGACCAGCAGAATTAGGTGTTCCAGGACCAAATATTCCAAATGATAATCCCAATGCTTATCTTGATGTAAGAAACGAAATCAATGCACTATTTGGAATTCTAATTACAAAACTACAAAATGGTAATTATCTATATCCAACACTTAAATATAATTCTGGAGTTCAATCACTTACTGGGGAATTAGACATTAGCGTATACGCATTTAAAAAAGCAAGAGATCTTGCTATTCTTGCAATGCGTAACTGGAGAACAGGTGATGGCACAACTACAGACCCACTATATGTAAAAACTCCTGGTAATACATTAAATTATCAAATTGATCCTACGATTGATACAACAACAGCTGGTGTTCCTGTCTGTGCTGATGTTGCTTATACTATTACAACAGAATTTGATATTCTTATTACATCTTTAAACAATACCGCACCACTACCACCAAAAACTTTTGGTAGTAGCGAATATGTTGAGAGACAAAGACCTCAGAGAGATAATACTATTAGTAATGATACTGCAACACCAGACAACAAATGTGCCAGCACTAAAGATGCTATTATTGAAAAAATGCGTGTGATTGACAGCATTATTCGTAATGGCGTTGATGCAGAACCACTGGTTTCTCAATTAGTAAATACATCCTCATTTGCACAAAGAGCAACATTATTCCGTGTTGCTGGTGCTAATCCACACAACTTAGAAACTGGCACTCCCGTTAGATTAGTTGCTGTTGCTAGAAGAGATTCTATTACTGGGAAACCAGTTAATGTTAATAAAGGATTAATAAGACTTCCTAGAGGATTTGACAGCAATAAAAAATATTATATAATTGCTCCTGGTAAAATTACCGCTCCTTACGATTATTCTCAAGGTGGTGTCACATCTCAATTTAATGATAATCAGGTATTCATGTTAGCAACCAGCACAGAAAATGCCGCTGCTGGTAATTACATTTATTCTTCTGAAACCGAGGGAATGAGTCCTGACATTCAAGTAGAAGTTCATCAATATCTGACGGATGTAAATTACGATTTGCATCGCTATACTTGTTCTCTTGCTTCATCTAGAGTATTCCAAACAACTACCAACCATATCTTTGACACGGGCATCACTGGCGCTCAAGTGCAGAAAGTTTATTTTTATCCATTAGAAGAAAATCTTGTCAATGGCAAAGCAACTGGTGCTGCACTAAACACGCTACCAGCTAAAACGAGTGGCAGCAGGTTGGAAATTAATCGTTATTATTTTGTTGGTCGCCCAGCAACTTATACTACAAATAATCAGTTTTCAATTTATTTGAATGAGCAGGATGCGATTACTCGTCAAAATGCTGTCCAGTTTAATTATCCATTTACTTTTTCTTTCCAAGTATTTGCTAATAGAAAGAGAAGTCCATTTGGATATGACCCAGTGCAATCTGGTTGGTTCTTAAGAACTCTTATTTCTACTAATGAAATCCTTAGTAGATTAACTCTTAATGATCCTAACCTTGGATCTTCTTATGCTAATAAACCAGAGAAAACTCCTGATTCTTTCTTATATAGAGCAGACGATGCTAGAGATAAATCGGATAAAGTTTATCGATTCCGTTATGTAATTCCAGAATATCGTGATGATGTAAGAGATCCTATTAATGGATTTGTGATGAAAATTCGCACAGATGAAACTAGAAAACTTATATCACAAAGAATTCTTTTAAAACCAGTTGCCCAAAATGATCCAAAAGACGCAACTTTCTTTGAGTCTGGTGTACAAAATCCTAAAAGATTAGGATTGCCCGCATCTTCTACGCAGGCAGCGATAGATTACGACCCATATAATCCCACAAACAAGAAAAGAATTTCTGGCACTAATACTGCTTCAAATATTTCTTTTACCATTCAATCTGCCAAAAAAGTTGGCGATTACATGGAATTGGTAGTTTTTGATCATGGATTGGATGTAGAATCATTAAAAGCAAAAAGATTTGCAACAATTAAAGTTGCTCAACCTCAAGGCGGAAATGGAGAATTCATTGTAAATGAAAAAGTTACATGGTATGGTGCTTACGCTGGATCTGCTACCGTGCATTCCTGGTTTGGCACAGTGCCAGTTGAAGGTGGCACACAAATATTCAATTATCTTATTCTTAAAGATGTTGAAGGAGAAATAGATTTTGATGAAAAAACACAAACGTTTATTAGACAGGAAATTGCAGGTCAAGCAGATGTAACAGCAGAATTAATTTCTAGACCAAATGATGGTAAAGAAGATAAAAAAGAATACTTATATGCTGTAGAAGCAGCAAATGTTTATACCGTAACTCCAGGTGATGTTATTACTGATGATGCTGCAAGACAATATAGAGTTGTTAGTGTCGAAGATGTTAAAGAATTAGAAAACTCTTATTATATTTACAAAATTGATGAAATTCAAAGAAGAATCCCAAGGCAACAAGAAGGAGTCTACTATCTAACTGCAATTCGTGGTGATATTTCTCCTTATCCAACTGGATCTGGTATTGGTCAAAACTTTAGAAAGTTTAAGTTTAGTCAACCAGTATCTAGATTATATCCGTTGGCATTTAAAAATGATCCATTACTATTCCAGTATGATGGATCTAATGATTTGGGGGGACTTCAAGATGCAACTATTTTAGATCCTCCAGCATCTGTATGCGCTGCTGATAACTATGTCCATGGGGCTGTTGTTATTAATGATGCAAAAAATTCACTAACTAAAGAAGCAATATTAGACTTTGTAAAAGATCCAGGATCTGGTAACTATACTTTTGCTAATTCTTCTAATAAAATTGAAGCTAAATCTGGAGCAGCTGCATCTGGAGCAGAAGAAAGATTAATCCCAATTGCTGGTGATTCTGTATATCCGCTAGAGCAAAGACTCTATGTTGAGCTTCGTAGACCATCGATTGCTCGTGCTGGTAACCATACGTTTGAATACCTTGGTTTCGGTCCTGGTAACTACTCTACTGGATTCCCTGTAAGGCAAACAGTTATTTTAACCGCAGATCAAGATTTTTACGCGCAATCTAAGAAGCAAGATGGTGGTATTGTATTCTATACTGGTATTAACTCTAATGGTGAATTGTATATTGGCAATAAGAAAATTAATGCCATTACAGGTGAGGAATCTTTTATTGATCCAATAATTCTAGAAGAAGATGAATCAGATGGTGGTAATTTAGGCAGTTTGGTTACGGTATTTGAAGATCCTGTAACATTTGAAAATATTATTACTCTCAACGCTCCACCTAATCTAAGGAATTTCTTTAATTCTCCTGTAGAAATCAATGTAGATCCAGAGTTTAATGCGGTAATGACTCCTCCATCGTTGAGGATTGTCTCCCGTCCTGGTAATAGACAAGCACTTCTTCCTGGTGATGACGATCAATTGCTTGATACCACAAAAGCAGGTGATATTATAATTGATAAAAATAGAGTAAGAGCTGCTATTTTTGATATGAATACACGCGGTACTCAGCGTTATTCATTCCGCACAGCAATTACAAATAATACACCAAACCAAGATACTTCAGGAACAAGAGCTAGAATCAGTCCTACTCAAACAATACAGTTTGGATCTAGTGTGCCTCTTTCTGGTGATGTAATTTTTAAAGGATCTGAGGTTGGATTCTCTGGATCTCTTGGTTGGGTTTATGCTAATACATTTACTGCTTATAGATTAACTGCACCTCCAGGTCAGGAAGCTAGCATTGATATAACAGGAGTTCAATTTTATCCAAATTTAAATATAGTCAAACTTATTTTCCAAACAGGAAAAGTCAATTTTAGTAGCACAAACCCAGGATCTTCTTTAAATATAACCAGAAGTTCGCAAATTCGTATTACTGGTGCAATTGATAGATTATCAGTGTTGAATGGAGTGCATACTGTTTATGATAATATTACTGAAGGATATGAATATTCTGAATCAAATGGGTATGTTTATATATTAACTACTAGAGCATCAGAGGCTAATTTAACTGGTAGTCCTCCTTTCATTTCTTCTGTGGCGCCAATTGTCCAACCAACGATTGAAATAGCGAGATCTAATTCTCAGTGGAAAGAAGTTGGAGTTGTTGGGGCAGAAGCATTAAGAACTAAAACTAGTGCATATGGAGATTACAGACTAGGTATCAACACTGTATCTAGAACTAATTCTGCCGATTGGAATGTTGGATATGTAACAACTACAACCGATCCAAGGGCAAATCTAGATGTGGTTGGTAATGCATTTATTAGTGGAAGATTACAAACTAGTTTTAATGATCTAGCAACTTTCTCGAATACGAATAAAGCATTTATTGTCGGTGGAGATAGTAATAATCCTGATACTACTGCTACATTTAGAATTTCTACGCTACCACTACCTACACCAGGACCAACTGCAAAC